AAGCGCGGCGACGCGTATTGCGCGCGTTCCAGCGGGCAGAAGCAGACCGAGAAGGTCAAGGTGCGTCGCAAGGCGTGGGGATGCAGAGGCAAGAAATCCGTGAGATCAGGTGGTAAGTAATGGCAGGCCCGAAAAATCTTTTAGACTTTGTTATGATGGGGTCGGACTTTTTCCGTAAGCCGCGCGTTGGTGGTGGTCGTGCAAAAGACCCCGCGTTAAATACGCCATTTTCTATGAATAAGCACCGCACGGCTCCTTACGACTTTGAGGTGCGCGGCAAGCATCTTGGTAACTTGTTAGCCCCAAAAGTGATCTCTCCTGAAGATTTAAAGGGGAAAACGATGTACTTCGCCACTGGCGACCGTACGTCAAATGATCGACTTATTGAGGAGATAAACGGCTATTTGCTGCGCGATCCAAAGCAGACATATGGCGGCCCCGAGTACATGGATCAGCTCTTGCGCGGTTCATGGGCGTCAGAGCCTACGGCTATGAAGTCTAAGGCGAATGCGTTCAAGGATGCTGCAAAAGCAGGCGAGGATGTTATCCTGAGCTACATGCCAATGGGAGAGCGCTCTGGAGACTTCTCGAAGCACATGTCCGAGATATACGGAGAGATGATCAAGGCGTCTCCTATGGGCGGCAATAGCTTCCCTATGATCGACGACGCTCTTGCAGCTCGCTTTCCCAAAATGGAAGGCATACCAAGTTACAACAATAGAGAAGAGTTCGCTAGTTGGCTTTCAAACTTGAAGGGCGGGGACCGCGCAAAAGTTATAAAGTTTTTTGATAGTAGCGCGATGCAAGATTTAGGCGTTCCCGACGTAAGCGCCGCGCGTTTCGCTGTTACAAATCCTGACCTAATAAACTCACAGGCACTTTCAGTTGGCTATCGCATGTCATCTCCTGACTTACTGTCGGGCATGATTAAGAGCGGTGATCATCCGTCCTATGGCGCTTTCGTCCCAAGGTCACAAGAAGGCAGCTTGAGGCTCGCCAGCGAGCTGCCATATATTATCGGGGCGCGTGATACCGCGCTGCCCAAAGCGGCTGTTACTTTCTTGAAAAATGGTAAACTAGCTCCGCAGCCAAAAGATGTTAAGTCTTATATGGGCAACCCCCGTTTAAGTCAGTTTATCGACGACCAATGGATTGACGAAGCTAGTACTTATACCGACTTACTAAGGACGCAAGGTCGTAGGCCTGCAGAGGAATACACAATGGGCCTTTTGAGAAAATACATTGAGGACTTATAATGGCAGATCGAAAAATAATGTCGAGATCGACGTTTAATCAAATACAGCCAGAAGGGTCGATCCGCAAAGAGTTCGATATGACTGGCGCATTTGGCGTCGACGCGTATGCCCGCAAGCCAGTGTTGAAGCGTGACGCCGAGGGTCGCCACTATCGAGACTTCGAGGGCTACTTGTACTCCGAGGACGACTTGCTCGACATTATGGACGCGTACAACGATCCCAACGAAGGCTTCCAGAACATGGTCAAGTCCATGATTGAGCGCGGCAAGCAGCCCAAAGAGGCGATCGCTATGGCGCGTTTTATGGGTCAAGTGCCATACGTCAATTACGAATACGTTGCAGACGACTTGAAGGATTACGGGCGCGGCGCTCGTGACGCAGTTCAGGAAGGGCGCCCGCTAGCGGCAATAGGCAACACGGCAATGGGTCTGCTTACGGGCGCTGACGCAGCGGCAACATATGCCCCATTTTTACTTGGTCCCGCTTACCGTGGCGCGAAGGGCCTGATACAAGAGTTTATTCGAGATCGCGCAGACGTCGCGACACCTCCACGCGGTGGGTTCTTGCGTAAAGAGCCACCACTACGTTCACGCGGCCTTTTGGAGCAATAGCATGGAATATGATATCAACGAGATGGCTGACGAAATGGAAGCTCTTATGAACCCTAACCAGATGGACGACGACGAGCTGCAAGGTATTGTCGGTAAAGAGATCGAGGACGCACGCGATTACATCGACAACACCGTTTCGCCAATCCGCGCATCTGCGACCCAATATTATCGCGGCGATCCGTTCGGCAACGAAGAGGATGGACGCAGTCAAGTTGTAAGCATGGACGTGCGCGACACTGTGCAGGCGATCATGCCGAGCCTGATGCGCATTTTCCACGGATCGGAGCGCACCGTTGAATACATCCCGCAGTCTGCGGAGGACGTTGCTGCGGCTAAGCAGGCGACTGAGTATGCGAATTACGTGATTAACCGCGACAACGACGGCTTCCTGCACATGCACGCCGCGTTTAAGGATGCGCTGATCCGCAAGGTTGGCGTTTTGAAGTGCTACTGGGATGACCAGACAAAGTTTGAGACGCATGACTTGACTGGCCTTGACGACAACGCTCTGGCGGCTTTGATGGCGGACCCTGACGCCGAGGTCGAAATTGTCGCATCTGAGATGATTGGCGAGCCACAGATGGACCCGATGACAGGTCAAATCGTGCCTCCGCCTTCAGTGCACGCCGTGCGCGTGACTTACACGCATCCAGACGGACGCGTTAAGCTAGAGGCTGTGCCGCCCGAGGAGTTCCTGATTTCTCGCGAGGCTAAATCTATCGAGGACAGCGATTACGTCGCCCACAGACGCATTCTGACAGTCTCAGAGCTAGTTGCGATGGGATACGACTACGAAGAAGTCGAGAGCCTTGCATCATCGCACGAGGACATGACGACAAACATCGAGCGCTTGACGCGTAACGCGCAGCTCGACAACGAGCTGAACGAGCGCAACGACAAGGCGATGCGCAAAGTGATGTACGTCGAAAACTACATCAAAGTAGACTACGACGGCGATGGCATCGCGGAGCTGCGTAAAATCTGCACGGCTGGCGACGGTAACAAGATTTTGATGAATGAGCCGTGTGGCATGGTGCCGTTTGCTTCGTTCTGCCCCGATCCAGAGGCGCACGACTTCTTTGGCATGTCTATTGCTGATACGGTCGCCGACATCCAGCGGATCAAGTCTAACATCATGCGTAACACGCTCGACAGCTTGGCAATGTCGATCCACCCACGCATGGCGGTAACCGAGGGTATGGTTAATATCGAGGATGCCATGTCAACCGAAGTTGGCAGCGTGATCCGCCAGCGCCAAAGCGGGTCTGTGCAGATGCTGTCGATGCCATTCGTTGGCCGCGAGGCGTTCCCAGTGCTGCAATACATGGACGAGTTGAAAGAGGCCCGCACAGGCATCTCAAAGGCGTCTGCAGGCTTGGATGCGGGTGCGCTGCAGTCATCCACCGCAGCGGCTGTAAACGCGACTGTGAGCGCCGCTCAGCAGCACATTGAGATGATCGCGCGTATCTTTGCCGAGACTGGCATGAAGCACCTTTACAAGATTGTGCTGCATTTGCTTACGACGCATCAAGATCAGCCGCGCATGGTGCGCCTGACGAACGAGTTCGTGCCTATCGATCCGCGCGTCTGGAACGCGAACATGGACGTCACTGTAAACATTGCACTTGGCAAGGGCAGCGACACCGAGCGTTTGATGATGTTGCGCCAGATCAGCGAGCTGCAGAAAGAGGCACTCATGCAGCTTGGCCCAGTGAACCCGCTGACCGACATGACGAAACTTTCTAACACGTTGAAATCTATGACAGAAATTGCGGGCTTCAAGGACAGCTCACAATTCTGGTCAGACCCAGCGCAATTCCAGCCTCCGCCCCAAGAGGATAAGCCAGACATCAACGAGCAGTTGATACAAGTCCAAATCCAGCAAATTCAGGCTGACATCCAGAAAAAGGCGGCAGAGCTAACGCTTGAGCGCGAAAAGATGATGATGGAAGACGATCGCAAGCGCGATGAGCTGGATGCCGAGTTATTCGTCAAGGCGGAAGAGATGAAGGCTAAGTATGGCACGCAGCTCAACGTCGAGAAGATTAGAGCTGACCTTGCAATCAACCGTGAGGTGATGAAGGGTCAGGCGGACATCATTAAGGGCGCCATAGATGATCAAGAGTAAACAGAAAATCATCGATGACGGGCGCGAGGCAAAGCGCCTGCTCGATGACACTGATTTGCAACGATTTCTCGATGAAATCCGAGCAGATTGTTACCAAGAGTTCGAGATGACGGACTTTGGTGACAAAGACGGTCGGGAGGCCGCATTCATGAAGTTGCGGGGTGTGGAGACAGTGCGTCAAGCGCTTCGCGCTTTGGTAGATAACGCATCTATTGAAAAAAAGGGAAAATAGATGCATAATTATGGAGATATAGAATGGCAGAAACCAACAACCCACTTGGGACTGATCTGGCATCCGCACAAAATGCAATTAGGCAAATGATGGTGCCCCAAGAGGATAACGCCGCTGAGCCGAACGCGCTTGAGGCAGAAGCTGAAGAGGTAATCGAAGCTGAAGCCGAAATGCCAGAGGGCGATGAAGAGTACTCTGAAGAGTACGAATTTGGAACCGAAGGCGAACTTGAAACTGAGGAAACCGAAGGACAGGACGACGACAATTCTTTCGACATACTTGCGGCGATAGTCGAAGTAAACGGAGAAGAGAAGACTGTCGAAGAAATGAAGAACGGTTATCTAAGGCAACAAGATTACACGCGGAAGACGCAAGAGCTTGCAGAGCTTCGACGAGAAGTTGATGCAAGAGAAGCAGAGATCGCGAGTAAAGATGCACAGTATGCCCAACTTTTACCTGCGCTGCAGGAGCGGTTGGAGCAGCCGATGGAACAGGAGCCTGATTGGGACAAGCTGTACGACACAGACCCCAATATGGCAGCGAGGGCAGAGCGCCAATGGCGTAAGCAGCAAGAGGAGCGAAACGCTCAACTTGAGGCGGTACGTCAAGAGCGCATGAGAATGGCAGAGCTTGAGCAGCAACGTAACGCGCAGTTTGAGGCACGTTACACTGACGAGCAGAGGGCCATTTTGCCAGACCTCATTCCTGAGTGGCGAGACACAAAAGTCGCCAAGCAGGAAGCAGGACAGCTACGAGACTTCCTCTTAAGCGAGGGTTTCTCGGAAAATGATGTCAACGGTCTGCGTAATGCCACGCTTGTGAAGTTAGCGCG